GCTGTCACTTATGACTCTAACGCTCAGAAGTGTGTTGTGTTTTTTAGTGATAACGGCGACAGCATGAAAGGTAAAGCGCGTGTTGCGACTATAACACCCGGTTCAAATTCAGTGTCATTTGGCACTGTTGCTACGTTTGAGTCAGGCGGGGCAGAAGACACCAACGCAGTTTTTAATTCATCTCTAAACAAACATCATATTATTTACAAAGACATAGACAATTCTAACTATGGAACGATTGTCACAGGCACGGTTAGTGGAACTGACATAACCTTTGGAACGCCCGTTGTTTTTCATTCTGCAAGCACTGCCGAGGCTCATGTGGGATATGACTCTGGCAATGACAAGTTGTTACTTGTGTACAAAGATGCGGCGGCAAGTGGCAGTCCCGGCACTGCCGTAGTCGCCACTGCTTCCGGTGACAGCTATACGTTCGGTAGTGAGGTTGTTTTTGAATCTGGTCACACTAGAACACCTAACCCCGTGTACAACCCTGACACCGGAAAGTTTACAGTTTTCTACATGGATGACGCTGAATCTGACAAAGGAAAATTTGTTGTCGGGACAATCAGCGGCACATCAGTTACATTTGGTGATCCTGTAATTTTCAATGATGCTGATACCTCTGGCTCTGCAAGATTGTATTTGCAAGCGGCTTATGACACTACGCTAGATAGAAATTTGGTGGTCTACACTGGCGAAAACAATAACTATTATGGAACCGCAAAAGTGGTTCGTAATGAGTCTTCAAACCTCACATCAGAAAATTTTATAGGCATCGCAGAATACGCGGCGGCTGATACAGAAACAGCCACCGTCTTAATCAAGGGCGGCGTCAGCGCCACGCAGTCAAGCCTGACACCAGGCCAGACATACTTTGTGCAGGGTGACGGCACACTGGCCCTCACAGCAGATGATCCT